GGTAAGACAATGTTTATGACACACCTTGCTTCTTCCATATTACTACAAGGTAAGAATGTTTTGTATATCACTATGGAGATGGCTGAAGAAAGAATCGCTGAGAGAATAGACGCCAACTTATTAAATGTAGGCATGAGTGATTTAGAAGAATTACCATATGCCATGTATGAGACAAAGATAAACAAACTACAAAGTAAGACATCTGGTAAATTAATCATCAAAGAATATCCAACTGCCTCTGCTCACACAGGTCATTTCAGATCATTATTAAAAGAGCTCGCACTAAAGAAATCATTTAAACCTGATATCGTGTTCATAGATTATTTAAATATATGTTCTAGTGCCAGATTTAAAGCAGGCGCTAATGTTAATAGTTATACTTACATCAAGGCCATCGCTGAAGAATTAAGAGGTATGGCTGTCGAAAATGATATACCTATCTTCTCTGCTACTCAAACTACAAGAGGTGGTTTTGTTAGTAGTGATATAGGTCTTGAAGATACATCTGAAAGTTTTGGTCTACCTGCAACTGCTGACTTCATGTTTGCCTTGATATCTAGTGAGGAACTAGATGACAAGAATCAGATCATGGTCAAACAGTTAAAGAATAGATACAATGATCCGACAGTAAATAGAAAATTTATACTTGGCGTTGATAGATCAAAGATGAGATTTTATGATGTAGAACAAAACGCACAAACAGATTTAGTTGATAGTGGACAAACAACTGAAAGAAAATTTGAGAAAAAACTAGGTCAATTCTCAGATTTTAAAATATAAGACCTAACTAAAAAAGGAATAAAATGGCTACAGGAAAAGTAAAATGGTTTGACGCTAAAAAAGGTTTCGGCTTTATAACACCAGACGAAGGTGATAAAGACGCTTTTTTACATGTGTCAGCATTACAAGCTGCTAATATTTCATCTATCAAAGATGGACAGGCAGTTGAATACGAACTAACTGAGCAGCGTGGTAAAATGGCTGCAAGTAATATAGTAATAAAAGGAGAATAATATGGCAATCACTATTGATGGCAAACAATATGATGAGACTAAACTTTCGGATGAAGTAAAAACTTCAATCGTACAAGTTTCAAACTTACAATCAAGACAAAAAAACTTGACTGCTGAATTTGATAACTGTAAAGTTTTAATTAATCATCACAGAGATATAATCGCTAAAGGTCTAAAAGACGAAGCATTAATAAAAGCCGATGAGAAAAAAGAAGAAACGAAACAATAGAGTCAGAACCTTTCCTGGTGATAGAAAACCAGCAAAGTCAGTTTCTAAAGACAAAATGTTTTATGAAACAAAACTGAGTAAATGGCAAGGTAAGATGAGATGGTTGGTCATAGAGAGACCGACTGGTAGTATCTTACGAGTTGCTCACTTTGAAGATGAGGCAAAGGAACTGGCTGACTTTCAAAATAAACATAAACAATGGGTACCTCAAGGAGGTGTCGTTAAACATTTGACAATGGGTAAATTATGACAAACGAGGAACAAAGTAAGCGCTTCTATGAGTTATTAGATACGATAAAGAATCTACATGACGCTAAGAAACATGACTATGGCGCTAAAGAGGATATATTTGCTAACTTCAGATTATCTGCTTTGACAGGCATATCGCCCTGGAAAGGCTCTGTTGTTCGTATGGGTGACAAGTATTCTCGTATATGTAGTTTCATAAAGAATGGTGACTTTAAATTTAAACAAGAAAATATTAAAGATACACTATTAGATATGGCGATATATAGTCTGATTACAATTGTTTTATATGAGCAAGAGATGTTTGAAACACATATGGAACAATTCAAAGAAAATATGGAGAAGATAAATGACGGATCTAGTAATCAAAAATCCTGATGGTAGTTATGCTACGACAGACGCTACTAATCTAAAAGGCCATAACTGGCATAGAACAATTAGAGCTTCTGACGGTACTATATCTGAAGAAGATATTAAAAGATATTATGATATCGCTATGAAGTTAGAATGGCAAGATGGCTGGTATTCATCTGAGGAGATGAAGACAGAGGCCAAGACGCCTGGCTATAAACATATTCATCTTGGTGGTAGTGATACCTCTAGGGAAGAGTATGAGATAGGACAAGATTGGGTGAAAGAGATATGGGATAAAGTTAATCCTGGTATGAAACTTTTGAGACATTATCTCAATGGTCATCACAAAGGTCAATCTGGTGGCATACACATAGATGGCTGGACTGCTGATCAATACACTGCGATAGTATATCTGACACCTGACTGGCAACCTGAAGATGGTGGTTCATTAGAATTATGGACACCTAATCTGAATCAAGAACAGAGAGCGATGGCGATTAATACACCATATGGTCTTACTGGTAGTGATGAGAGAAATATAATCAAATCATACTGGCCTAGAGCAGGTCGTGTTGTATTATTTGACGCTAGAATACCTCATGTCGCAAGGGCAGTTGAGACAGATAAGTTTAGGGTATCACTAGTATTTAAGGGTACAACTGTCGGTATGAATGAGGAACCTGAAAGAGATACATCAAAAGATCCTTTTAAAGGAACTAGTATCGAGGGCAAAGATTAATTTAAGGGGGTGTAGCTCAGTTGGTTAGAGCGTCCGCCTGTCACGCGGAAGGTCGAGGGTTCGAGTCCCTTCACTCCCGCCACATATAAATATTAGTATGTCAGCAATAGAAACAAAATTAGCAGAGAGTGCTCAAGCAATATTTTGCTCAGTAGCAGATTACCTAGGTGCAGATAAATCAGAAAAAGTTTTAGATTTTAAAAAGAAATACCCTACCTTCGGTGATTTTTTAAACTCAGCAGAGGGAAAAAGACTATTAACTATAGCTCTAGATAGGGTAAAGGTGGATGCTAATATCAAAGATGTCTATGAGTTTTTAATAAAGAAGAATGATTGGTATAAATCCTCTATTATAATAGCAAATAAATTAGTCAAAGATTTAAAAGAGGTTGATGGTTCATATAAAATAGCTCAGGAAAAATATGCAGGTGGTAATATGTTCTACCTTCGTGGTGACGCAGAAGTTATGAACACTATAGCTCAACTATTTAAAAAAGCAAATACATCTCCTATAACAAAAAAATTAGTAGAACAATTGCCAGGTTTTCCTGGATTTACTGATATTAATAAGTGGAGTCCTGCAGATATATATTTTGCAAATCAGGTGGCTAAATTAGAGTTGAAAAAACAAATGGATTTAGCAAACAAATCTCCTTATACTTTCGATATATTGAATACGGCTATAAAAGATTTAATTGATAGTGGTAATTTATTACCTTTATCACTAAAGAAAACTACCTCAACAGCTAGTTTAGTTAAAGTAAACTTCTCAGAGGATGTTAAAAATGAGCTTTTAAGATCAATTGAATTTACAGGAACAACTGATTGGAAAGAATTTAAGAGACTGGACAAAGATGTGAGAAAGTCTTTTATTAAAATTAAAGAGGGAAGAAAAACTGAAACTAGAGATATTAGATTGTTTCTAAAAACTAAAGAGGGCGAAGGTGAGATTAAAATAAGACATGATCCATCTGGTAGTGGTAGACTAGTTTCAGAATTTAAATTACCAGGTGGAGAAGCAAGAGGTGGTTCGATAGCCTCACACACACAACTTCATAATTTATTTGCTTCTGTTGATAAATCTACTGCCGATCAGTTTCTTAAAGCATATAATAAAGGTAATATAGAATTTAGAAAAATAAAAAAATCATATGAAGATATGAAAAAAGAATTAAGGTCGAACAAGTACAAAAATACTACTGAATACGACCATTATTTAGCAATAGCAAGTGCTGAAAATATTACTAACGCAATAATGCCTATAATAAAAAAATGGTTTGCAAGTAATAAAAATGATAAGGCACAGAAACTAGTCAGATTATTATATCAAGTCGTAACCTCAAGAAGCCCTTTATCATCAAGATTTGTAATCGCTAAGTAATATAAATAATTATAATATTAAATGGAAAGAGTGTTAAATGCAAGGGTTAAAAAGATTTCTTTTAGAAGATAAAAATACACACCTTGAACATTTAGAAGACGAGATTATTAATAATGGGACACAAGGGGCAAAGACCTCTATTGAATTTTTAAAGTCTATCAAAAAAATGCTTCAAGGCGGCAAAGGCGGGTCGAATGTTTCCGTTAAATGGGACGGTGCACCTGCTATATTTGCAGGTACAAATCCAGAGAATGGTAGGTTCTTTGTAGGTACTAAGTCCATATTTAACGCAACACCTAAAATAAATTACACCGTGTCAGATATTTCTAGAAATCACGGCGGCGCATTGGCGGATAAACTGGCTGTTGCGTTAAAACAATTGCCTTCCCTAGGCATTAAAGGTGTTCTACAAGGCGACCTTCTATTTACAGATGATAAGAAAAACGCTGTAGTCAATGGCGAGAGATCAATAGTATTCACACCTAACACAATCACATATGCTGTACCATCGACTAGTGTTGATATGTACAATAGAATTAGAGCAGCAAAGATAGGTATCATATTTCACACTTCATATTCAGGTAAGACAATGAAAGGACTCAAAGCGAGTTTCGGTGCAAGTGTAGGTGGTCTGAGACAAAATAAAAATGTATTCTTTGATGACGCAAGATATAAACAGGCACAAGACCCTGGCTTCTCAAAGGGTGAAGAAAAAAGATTTGACGCTGTTATAAGAATGGCAGAGGGTTCTGCTTACAAGGCAGGCGCTTTCATAGATAAGATTAAGAAAGACCAAGGACCTTTATCTCTAGGTGTTCAACTTAAAACATTTTTCAATACATATATCAGAGCAGGCTCAAAGATAGGTAATGCGAAAGTATTAGCAAATAACTTTGAGGTATTTTTTAGAGACAGATTAAAAAAAGAGATAGATGGTAAGAAACAAGATAAGACGAAAGAAAAATATAAAGAGATACTAGAAGCAGGTATGAAAATATTAAGACCAAATAGACAAGGTCTATATTTTGCTATCGCAACTTACATAACTTTACAGACAGCAAAGAGTTTATTATTAGGTAAGTTAAATCAGATACAGAGTATCGGTTCTTTTATGAGAACAAGCACAGGATACAAGGCAACAAATCCAGAGGGATATGTTGCAATCAACAAAGGTAACGCTGTTAAACTCGTTGATAGATTAGTTTTCAGTCAGGCAAACTTTAATGTTGCAAAAGATTGGGTAAGAGGATAAGATGTATAAATTTAAACAGTTTGTATTACAGGCACAGAAACAAAAGAAATGTCCAGTAGGATATAGGTTTGATAGAAAATTACAAATATGTGTGCCTATCGGAGTGAGAAGATATTATCCTTACTTAGGTGGTGTTAGAAATAATACTGACACAGGTAATCAATCATCTGATGGTACTAATGGCGACAGCAATGGTAACGGCAACGGTAATGGTAATGGTAACGGTGGTAATGGCGGCAACGGAAACAGTGGTGGTAACGGATCGTGAAAACATTTAATCAATTAAGAAAAACAATCTCTGAGAGATTTATGGACGTAGATAATCTTAGACACGCTAAGGTCGAGGAGAAACCTGTCGATAATTACAAGGGCGATTACAAAGAATTAAGAATAGAAGAGCCTAGCGATAACACTAGTAGCGAGACTAGACAAGAGTTAAAGACTATGCAAAATATGATGAAGAGCAGGACTGCTGAGATTGAGCAGAGTGTAAAAAATCACGATGATAAAGTTGCATATGCTGTAGAAGAAGTTTTGAAAAAGAATAAACTAGAATACAAAGAATCAACGATCAAGAAGATTGCTACTATCGGATCAGGTATAGTAAGATATTATAAGAATAAATTTCAAAGAGTTAGACCATATAACCTTGCACAGGCACTAGACATGGAAGATTTCGACCATATGTCACTAGATAGTGATAGTATGAAGACGCCAGCATATCCATCTGGTCATAGTTTACAATCAAGATTAGTTGCCATGTATTATGCAGAGAAATATCCTGAACACAAACAAGCATTGATGATGGCTGCTGACGAATGTGGCGAGGGAAGAATATATGCAGGTTGGCATTATCCTTCAGACCATCATGCTTCGGTAAAATTAGCAAAACAAATTTATCCTAACATGACAATATCAATGAATGAGAGTGTCATTGATATACCAAGAAGAACATATGCGCCTAACGTATTTGATGATGAGGAGACAAACGATCCTAAGATCAAAGCAACTGTTAAGGCACAGATAGACAAACAGATAAAGGAATTTGAAAAAGAATATCCTGTGTTAAAAACGACATTGATAGGTTCTATTCTTACAAAGAGATTTAGAGATGACGCTGACCTAGATATCAATGTCCTATTTGATGTGCCAGAAGATAAACAGGAAGAAGAAAGATTGAGATTATCTAAGAAATTTTTATCTGCTAACAATCCTGATAATATACAAGGCATGTTGATACCAGGATCAAGACATCCTATAAACTATTACATACTTACAGATAGAGAAACGTATGATGAACAAAATGAAAAAGCGGATGCTGTATTTGATATAGAGAG